CTTCGTCACATCTATTCTTGTCCTTGGCTTAATCTGGTCTAATTCCTCGGCAGTTATCTGCTGAGGCACCTCGATTTCTTTTGATTGAGTCTGAGGCTGACCTGTCATCGGGTCTATAGCAGGCTCGCCTGTCATAGGGTCTATAACAGGTTCTTGGACTTCCTGTTTAACTACTACGGTCATACCGTTAGGATTGAATACCTGCCATAACTCGACCCAAAGATTTGCCATATCCTCTACAAATAACTGCAGATTCGCCACCGTGTCATCGTGCATTGACTGCGCTTGGTCATTTACTGCAACGATTGCCGATGCGGCTACTCTCTGAAGGTCGATATTACCCATTGTTGTATCGCCTGAGCCAGACAGTTCTTGAGTTATTTCCAATAAATCATCAGTCAGCCTCTTTGGCTCATCATTTGATTGCGCAGGGTTCAGATATGACACCGCTTGGTTGACAGACATCGCATCTCCGCCGTTGATTTCTATCGGCATACCGACCTTCATAAGGTCGTCTGGGTTCTGTACATATTGCGAACTGTACGCCACCCTTGGATATGCGGTATTCTGTGTGGTCATTGAGCGCCTTGCGAGTGTTTTATTGATCAACAGTTGGTTTGGTATCAAACCTTCAACCTGCGAAATCCCACGAGCATCATTAGGATATTCTTCCCATGAGAACTTGATTATTGGATACAGGCTCAGCGCCCTGCCCTGTTTGCCGTTCGCTTGGTCAATAGGGCTTGGTGACCCTTTTATAGGTCTTTCGTTCTCTACCATTGCCGTCTTTGTGCATTTTGCAATGTAGACAACGTCTCTTTCGCCGGTCTGTATCATTGTCCCTTCTCTGATTCCGTCAGAATCTTCCCAAACCATCTCGGTTATAGGCTCCTTCTTCTTTTCGAAGTGGGTTATCATCGTAACTTTCATCGAATCTGTAGAATCAGAATTCTGAACTTCGTCAATGTTTCCTAGCGTGTAATCCGTGTCACGGTCTGGCACTATCAAAGCAACTTCATCTTCTGGAATCCCGTTCTGACGTGCCATTTCCTTGACTTCCTCGACGCTTCGCCTCTCCTGTATGATGATATAAGGCTGTCTCTGGATATTAGGTTCGCTCTCGTCGCCGTACAGAATGTCGGTGTTGTACAAAATCTGAACATCCTCTACATCTCCAGTAGGAAAATACTGCAGTCCGTCTCCAGTGACGCATCCATGCTTCAACGCTTTCCTGCAGAGAACGTCCTCGTTGGCTTTTTCCCACTTGGCAGAGAACATTTGAGACAGTTTCTCGTAAACAGGTTGTAACGCTGCCCTGCCGTCAAGGTCTGTGTAATTTACCGCCATACGATTCGTATAAATCGTAGTGACTTTTCTCATTACATTTGGGTGTATGAAGTTGAACATCGGCAATTCTTCACCGTCAGCCTCGATTCCTTCCCACTGTTTGCCTACGAAGAAGTTCCAGTTGGTATTGGTACGGGTCATTAGGTTCTTTGTATCCAGATAATCCTTGCCTTTTTCGTATCTTCTCCAAAATTTTGTGTCCATTTACTTGATTTCTTTCTGCCCTATGGCTGTACCGTTATAGGCTTCTATATTCTCCAGAATCTGAACCCTGCGCTTCTCCTCTGGAGACATTTTCGGCTCGGGTTTCTTCTCTGGGATATTAAAAAACGGCGTTTCCGCCGCTTTTTCTGGTTCTTTCGTTATCTTTATGCCGAATTTTATCCCCCAAATCACAAGAAATGGAGTAAAACAAGCATAAACTACTAAAAGTATCAGTAAAATGTTAATTATCATCATATTCTCCTATATCCTATGGATTTTTCGTCCAACATCTATCTTTTTCTTGGGCATATCGCTCGGAAGATTCCACCCTGTGGCTTCTTCCACCTTGCGTCTTATCCATCCTTTAGTAGAAAAATGCAGTCTTGTGAGCGCCATGGACATGGCATCGACCATATCATCGTGTTTATCGTTCGGGAATTTGGCACATTGCTCTATAAAATCATGATGCCAATCCTTATCTTTAGGAACATAAACACATTCAGCCTCTACAAGCGGTTCTACCGCCCATACTCGGGCTTCTTTTGACGCTTTATCTGGCTTTATCGGTATCAAACCGGATATCTCATGCCTCATATGGTCTAGTATCGCTGGCCCATTTGCGGCATCTTCTATATAAACACCCATTACTTTCGGGTGTTTGGCTTGCAAAAGTCTTATTCTGTGGCAGGTGTTGGAAAAAGACAGGTGCTCATTCACCAAATCTACTAGGTAAAACCTGTTTTCTCTCTTGCCCCACACTTCTATAGCCACATAGTCGTTCTTTTCTGAGTCCTTAAACGTAGCATCGACAGTCATTATCAGTTGGTCAAAACGAAGTTTACCTTCGTAATAGTCCTCAACATCGTATTTCTGCCACCATTTCTTCTGCAGTATATTACCTTCTTGGATGGTTGGATGCCCTTGGTAGAGAGCCTCCCACGAACGTCTGCCGTTTTCCGCTACATACGCCGCCTTAAACTCCCTCAGCCATGCATCACCCTTGCCTATCTCTGGGCAAAGCGCTTCACCCATCCTGTCCTCGGTCTTCCTTCGCCGTTCCAAAGGGTCATTTTCAGACTCGCACTCGCATTCATAGTTGACATAAGTCACTACGTTCGGCATCTGCTGGAGTATCCTGCCAGCCAAGTCGTCTTCGTGCCATCTCGTCATAATCAAAATGATCTTTGAACCTGCCTGTGTACGGGTCAGAATCGAGTCCATGAACTCATTCCATATAGACTCCCTCGTTCTCTCTGAGTCCGCCTCGACTCTGTTCTTTATCGGGTCGTCTATTACTATCAGATGACCAGAATGTCCTGTCAGACCAGAGCCTATGCCTTTACTGATGACTCTTCCTTTGTGGTTCAGTATCTGGAACTCCCTCGAGGTCGCTTTCTTCGGGTCAACTTCTACCCCAAAGACGTTCCCGAATTCCTTCACCTTCTCTAAATTCCTCTTGCCAAACCTCTCCGCCAAGTCGTCTCCGTAACTTACCTGTATCACGGAGTTATCTGGGCGCTTCATGATGTACCACGACAGCAACGTCTCTGTCACTGTCGTGGATTTACCATGCTGAGGTGGTGTATTGATTATCAGAATCTCATACGCTTTATCCGTTGGACGCTCTATGAAACTCTGTACGGTGTCGCACAAGTGCTGGTGGAACTTCGAGGGCTTCCACTTCATGTCCTCTTCCTTCGCTTTCGGGTTGTTCATGAAGTCCATGTTGTGTACGTACAAACAGTACGCTTTATAACTGCCCTGTATCGCTTCTGTCAAAGCCCTCTGGGCAGCGTCTTTCCTCGGTCTTCCTCTCTGTGCCATGGTTTACAATAATCTTTCTTCCTCTTGGTCTTACCTCGGGGATTTTTATGACTAAAAAAATAAGAACCGCTATTTTTCAACGATTCTCATTTTTTCTGGGTTTACATAATATTGGTCTTTTTTTTATTTGAGAAAAATTTTTGGGGATTCCTTTTGCGCGTGGTACCCCATCTCCCCCCCATATCTCGCTATCCCGCCGTCGATGGGGGAGGCTGGCTCCCAACTGTTGACCGCCGAACCGAGAAAGCAGGCTACCCTACTACCCTACCTCTCTCTCTTCTTTCTCAACCCTCAACTATTAATGTAGTGAGGGTGAGGTAATAGGGTGGGTACCCTCCCATTAGGTATAGACGATCTATATTAGGGTGGGGTTAAGCCCTCCCTCTCTCTATCTATTCCCATAACTACAGTTACCGGAATAGTTAATCGTCAGAACTCTCTAAACCGTTGGAATCACTGGGTTCTAGCAACATAGCCATAGCCTTCTTGGCTTGACTAGCATCGGCTATCACCAATGTATTCTCAACATGTTGTGTTACTGGCTCTTCCTGCCATTGGTAGTTCGCTTTCAGAGAGAAGATACTACCTGCCGGATTGCCCTTGTTGGTGTATAGGTTTTGCTCCAGTTGGTCTTGAATGATTAGTCTAAGTTTTTGGACAACCTCGCTCCATGGAATGAGCAGTACTAGACTGCCATCTTCGTTAATGTGATAAGGTAATCCATCTATCTCAGTAATGTTATCGGTGGTATTGAGAGCCATATACTCTTCTAAGAGATAATCATACTCTCCCATTCCAGCCTTGCTCCAGACGTCCTTGTTCAAACCAGTGTTGAGCATTATCCCTGCAATGGTCATCGGTTTATGAGACTTCCTACACTCTTCCAGATAGTCAACGGCTTTAGTATATACATCGGCTAACATCTCTTGAGTGTATTTACGGTTATTTCTTCGTTCAGTAGCATACCGTTTATACTCATCAACCTCTGTCCTGAACTGT